TCACTTGGATCAACATAGAATTCAAATAAGCTGACGATTGTGTAACTTGTTTCCTTCAGCTTGTTGAGTGTTGCAGTATCAATAGGTCTTGCCATTAGCCCAATGCCTCCACGAAGTTAAGTTCAAGAATGTAAAGTCCGCTGCCATCAGTTGTGTATGACAATGCATCATCCGCAAAGCGAACAACAACCCACACATAGTCAAATGTTTCCATGTAAAGTGTTTGGAATGAGTTGTCTTTCTTCATTGGTGGTTCAACACGTATCTTTGCCTGTCCATACCCGTTTGAATTGGCATTGCGAACAATCTGGTAAAGTTTTGTATCACCATTTATTTTGAAGTATGTTCCTTCAGTAACAACATTTGTTGTATTTGGAGGAAGTCCATCAATTGTTATTTCCATATCGCCATATTCGCCACCTTGAATAATCTGAATGTAATCAGAATATCTTGCATCACCTTTGGTAAGCGAGTTAAACAACTTAAATCCAATCTTTGGCAGACGAATACTAAACGCCTTTTCACCAGAACGATATTGTTCAAATGCAGCGATCAACTCTTGCGCTTCTTCTGCATACATTGGCGGATAGGTGTAAGTGAATGAATAGCGTTGTGCACCCGTTGAACGAATGTTGTCAATCAATGAGCGAGTAGTTGAACGCAGAACTGGTCTTTCACTTGTAATCTTGATTGCTGTTGGGTAGAACTCAGGAAATAGTTCACGTGAAGTTGCGGTATCAATTCCACTGCCATCAAGATTATCGTAACCGTTAAGCAATAGGCTTGGGGCATATGGAGTTGAACGTAAGGCGATAGCATACAGGAATGCATCATCTGGTAGATTGTATCCAGCAAAGAAGTCTGAATGGCTTGTGTTTACGGTTACACTATTTCCAATGCCATTAAAAGATGTTCCATTTACATTGTAATATGCTTTTGGTAATTGATAAAATCCTGACCAAGCCGCCCCACTATTTGCCATAAAAAACAATTCACGATTGTCATGATCAGAATAATAATCCCAACCGTTGGTTCCGTTAGTTCCATCACCATCTGGTCTTGATATTGGAGTAAATCCTGTTACCTTTCCATCTGTTATTGTAACATTGTAAACTGCCGCACTCTTGTTGAAGAACAGCGGATCATTCAGGAAATCGTTAAAGTTCGTATTTCGGTATTCGCCTTTGGTATTTCCATTTCTTGTGTATGGGTAGGTGTATCCATATGGCTGTCTATCTATATGATAATAATCTGCTGGATAGACATAACCTGGGCAAGAAGCAGCAAAGGCGTTGTCGGATGGCGTTTGGTCAGTTCCGATACTTTCAACTTTGTTTCCACCATCAAGGAATACAAAACAACCAAATCCTTGATTTTCATATCGATTGTCCGTTCCGAACCAAGGACGTGTGTAATTCTTACTACTTTTTGCGTAGTAATTATTACTGTTTGCAATTTTGTAAACATAACGTTCTGGTCTAAATCTAACTGTATCTGTAATAGTTAGATATGTGCTCATTGGAACATTGATTACATCTTCATCAATGCGTCCTTTGACTTGTTTTCCATAATCAACACGGCTTGAACCAAAACGTCCCCAAGTTCCGCCAGTAATGGTGGTTGATGGAGTTGCATTTTCGTAACCACGGCCCGCAGTATCAACTTGAATATAACTATCTTTGTATGTTTGTTCACCAGTAAAGTTGACATCGGTTCCGCCAACTCCATCAGTTCCACAAACAAATGATGTATTGCCGATAACTTTTGAGCCAGTTGTATTCACTGAAACAATTGCATCATAAAGATACATAGTCCAGTTTTTCAAATGGTTGAATGCAATGTTGACAGTTTTGTAAAGCATTGTGGTTGGATCAGCAACAGTTGAATATTCAATTCTGAACTTGTAAACTGGTAAGCCTCTTAAATGATAGTAACCAGTGCCACGGCCAGGAGTTCTTGTATCAAATTTCAATACATTGCTTTCAACAATGAATTTCAATGCGATAGACTCCGTAAGGTATGTATCATAAACATTTGGGTTACAAGGATTCAGAATGTCCAATGAATTGTAATAAACATCTGGGTCTTCGGCCAATGCCAGTCTTTGAATAAGTTCTGTTCCATCAAATGGACGATTTCCGTTGTCTTCAAACATATTTGTCAATGGAACTGGCTCAGTTGATGTAGTTGGATCAAGGACTAACCATCCATCGTATGGAACTATGATTGAATATGTTGGAGCAACACCGCCACTTGCCAATGTTTGGCTTTTGCTTGTTATTTTTGCATCCGCTTTGAACATCAATGATGCATAATCTGTTAGATTTGCTTCGCTTGGACGTGTCAATAGATTTGTAAGTCCATTGATTGTTCCATTTGGAACTGGACTTGATGGACTTCTTGCGTTATATCCAACATAAGATTCAGTTGCAGTCTGCATACTAAATGGGTAGGTGTCTTTTACATCAACAGTCGCACCAGTTGTATCTGTAGTTGAACCAAATACAGTTTTTTCCCAGAATATTGAATACAAATCATCAGATGAGACAACTGGAACGTAAATCAGTCCATCGCCGTTGTCTGTGCGACGAACATAATCTATTGGGCCATAGTTGTAAAGTTGATGACTGAATACTGCATTTACTGGTGTATGATAAGAACCAGTTGCAGCCGATACGCTAATATTACTTACAGAAGAATAATATTTTGCACTTGAAGTTACAGAATAGAACGCATAACCTGGGTCTTGGTCTACTCGATAAATGCCACCAAGATACCAAAATGCTGTTTGGTTCCAGAATATTCCAGTATCTGCTTTTTCTTTTATTGTAGTTGGCATATTACCAGTATTGTAATCTGCATATGTGTCAAACCATTTTATTATTTGATATGCCATTTCTGTGCTATCATAACCATTTGGATTCATTCTGCTATCAGTGACCATGATATGACCATTCAATGTATGAGCTAATGTTGGCAAATCACAAAGAAATGGAAATTTATTTTGTAAATTATCACTACTGGAACCAGCCTGTTCAAATAGTTTTGTAAAGACTTGTAAATCGTAAGCCATTTTGACTCCTTATTGTTTCATGTATTTAGGAAAAGCCCCGAAGGGCTTTTCAACTATTAGCCAAATGGACCTGGCTTACCACGTTTTTGGTATGCTTCTTGGACTGACCCAACGATCATGGATTTGTTCTTCATTAGGAACTCTGCACCTGTTTGAGTATCAATAGCCGAGATATTGAAGTTAACAACGATTGGATCAGCAGAACCACCACCAAGTTGATCATTTGGAACAACCGTTCCTGCGCGACCAGGATAAAATAGTTCTGGGCCTTTTTCACCAACAACGATTGGCTTTTGACCAGCCTTTGCTGTGGAACCACCATTCGCAAATCCAAACAAACCGCCAAGGAAGCCAAACAATCCACCACCACCAAACAGACCACCACCAACTCCACTTGGAGTAAATGCGCCACTGAGAGCACTGTTGATGTTTTTCAATAGTGGGCTTACAATGAAGTTTTCAATCAATGAACTAACAATTGTTTTTACAACGGATAGTGCAATATCTTTCAACCCTTCAAATCCACTCTTGACACCCATAAAGACATCTGTTAGAGTTGATGTAATAGTGCCAGACATTGACATTAGACTATTGCCAACAACCTGTGCTACTGATACTGTGTCTTTTCCAAGAGTTTCATTTATTTTTTCACTGGCATTCTTATAAACATCAAGACTTATTGCGCCTTTTTCAAACTCTGCATTTAGTTGTGCAAGTGCTTGTTGTGCATAAGGTATTTCATTGGCTGCACGAGTTGCCTGATCAACAACACCTTTGTAATATTGTTCGTATGGATCAAGTTTTGGTGCTCCACCGCCACTTGGACGAGAAGTGCGACGAACAATACCAAGTTGCTTTTCTGCTTCTGTAATTTGAGCAGTAGTTGCACCCTGTTCTTTCAATGTTGAAACTAGCTTTTCATTAGCTGCATTTTGTGCCAATGCTGCATCAACATTGCCCTTCAGAGTTACAAGCTGTTGGTCAAATGTTGGAGGTGTTACATCTCCAATTTGTGCCATAGCAGCGGCATATGTGTCAAGGCTGATAATACCAGCACGAAGATCAGCATCAAGTCTTGCAACCGCAGCACTCATGTTGTCCTGACTTGCAACAGCCGAGGTCGCAGATGCAACTAGCTGTTGGTAGTATTGATCAAACTCACTTACTGCCTGGCCACCTTGCTGCAATTCAGCAATTTGTGAACGAAGTGTCGCAGACATAGCTTCAAGTGATTGTCTGTTTATTTCAGTGATATTTGTATTACCAGCAAGTTCAAGAGTTATTTGTTGCAGTAGTGCTCTTTTTGCATCAAGTGCTTGTGCTTCTCTCATATATTGAGGAATTAAGTCTGGATTTGCAGCAATTATTGAAGCAGCATTTTCATTTTGAGCAGAAGTCAATGCTTGTAGATTTAGAACTTGTTGCTGTTGAAGTGCATTCATTCTTTCATAATATGCATTACGAAGTTGAATAAGTTCAAGACCAGATTGATCCTGCATACGAGCATAATCAAATGCAGCAGTCAAATCATACATTGCTTTCGCATAGGTGTTGATTTTTGCTTGTGCTTCTGAAACAGCAGTGCTTTGTGGAGTAATTGCTTCATTCGCTAATTTCAATGCAGCATCGGTATTTGCCTTCATTGAATCAGCAAAAGACATTCCACCAGATGTATCAACTGGTGGTATCAATGCATCTCGTATTGAATCTTTGAGTGATTTTGCAGCTACAGATAGTTCTTCGGCACTTGAAATAGCGGCTTCGGCACCATCAACAAATCCTTGGAAAAGAATTCCTTTTCCTTGGGCTTCCAAATCTGCCAATTCTGCATTAAGTGCATTAAATTCTTTTAACAAACCACCGTAAAGTATATAGTTACCAGACGCAGCAGATTCTTTTAACTGTTTGTCCAACTCTTGCATGCGATCAAATAGTTGGGTTGCTGACAATCCAGAACCATTCATCGCTACATCCATTGCGCGAAGTTCTTGTGTTGCCTGTATTAAAGTGTTTGTGTAGAACTCAGTTATTCCACTTGCTTCTCCAAATCCATTTAAGAATTTAGTAAATGCATCACCAAGTGCTGTTTCTAATTGGTCAATACTGGTTTCCATTTTATTAAATGATTCAGTGACCGTATTTGAATTCATCAATAGTTTTGCAAATACATCGGAAGTTAGTTTTCCTTCTTCGGCCATCTTACGAAGTTCAGCAACAGTGTAACCACTTTCTTTTGCCATAATTCCAAGTGCAGGACCAAGTGCTTCAACCAATGAATTGAATTCATCACCACGAACAGTTCCAGATGCCATTGCTTGGCCAAACTGACGAATAGCACCAGATGCAGTTCCAGCATCAGCGCCAGACACAGCAAGTGCTTGTGATAGTTTGGTTGTTATGACTTCGGCATCACGTGTTGAATATCCAAGTGCTTCTGTTGATATTCTTACTTTGGTGTAAAGATCAACTGTGTCCGCTAGACTTGTTCTATTTTGAGATGCTAATACTGTCAAACGAGACATAGTTTTGTTTAAGTCTTCGGTCCCGTTTGTGACAAGTTTCAATCCATTTGTCATAGATTGATACTGCTTTGATGCATTTATGATTGCACCGCCAGCAGCTATTGTTGCAGTTGCAACGACTGTCATTGCAGCGGCTGCACCAGTAGCCGCTGCTGTAAGTCTTCCAAGTCCAGCGGCACCGCCACTACTTGAACTTCCTAATCCACCAAGGTTTCTGTTTAGCCCATTTAACGCTCTGTCAATTTCTCTTATTTGACGACTTGCGTTATCTTGTATGCCTATTACTATGTTTAGCTCTGCCATCAGATTCCCCCTTCAGAAATGCTATCCAATAGGCAATCAGGTTTTTGTCCATCTCATAGACTTCTTCTATGCGATAACCAAGTTCTTTGGCTAGGAAGAAAATGGTCCATAATTGCCTATCGTCTTTTAGTTTTTTTCTGCGTCATCCACAGAAATATGTTCGTCAGAGTTAATAGCACTTACAATTTTTAGGATTACGCTTGGATCAACACTTTGCATAAGTTCTGTTTTACTTGCATCAGTAAAAACTTTTTTGCCGTCCTTATCCAGTGTTTTGTTAATCATAACTTGGATCAAGGCTTCTGCTGTTTTTCCTTGGTTTTGTAGTTCAATAACTTTTGCTTCTTGGGCAAAGTTAGAACCTTTTTTGAAATAGATAGTTTCGTCCCATTCTTCAATGTAATATGATTTTAACTCTTGGTCCATAATATCACGAAAATGTGCTTTCGCTTTGGACATAATCTCTTTACTCATTTGTATTTTCCTTTATTGAAGTTGCTTTTTATTTTGTCAATCGCAGGTTTAACCATACCATGTGGTGCTTGCTTACTTTTTCCTTCGTCAAGTTCACTTATGTATGGCTGCTTGTTATTTATTACAGTTGAATTCTTGGATTTTGACTTTTTCCAAGAGCGTTTAGCGAGACCCGTGTCAACAGGGGTATTCTTTTTTACTTCTTCATAAAAATCATCTCCCATTTCAGAAACCATACTTGTGATTTCATCAAAGAGAGATGTAAAACCTTGTTTGCTGACACGGGTTCTAATCATTATACGCCGTTTTCGGTTGCTAGTGGTGCAGTTCCGATAACAGTGATTGATGCTTCAATCATACCGTCAACAGATGAACTGATTGAACGTGAGGTTACAAGTGCATTACCTGTATAGCCTAGTTCAGTTGCGCCATCGCCTGCTGGCCAGAAGTGTAGAGTTACTTCATCTGGGCCAGGTGTTAGCATACCAGCTTCAACTTTGTCGCCAGCGGCATCGTCTGTGGTCCAGTAAACGTCAACAGTTGCAGTCCAAGCACCGAAAGTTGGCTTGTTGGTGCGGAATGCTACGCCTGAAACGTTCATAACAGTTGCGTCAACTGTTTCGTGAGTTTGTTCCAATGAGAATGAGCGAATTGAGGCAACCGCAGTTGAACCTGAATATACTACACCATTAGAACCTGTGTAAATTTGATTTGCCATGTTTTATCTCCTAGTTGTTTCCACGGTCATGATAGTATTGAATAACATAAACATATGTCTGAGAAACTAATGGAAAGTTACCTTCAATGACATCGTTTACTTCACGTAATTCTGTCAATAGTGCAACCTTACCTCTTGTTCGGTCTACTTCCAATGCATCGTCAATAGCAGAGTGAATTGCGTTAAGAGTATTATTCGCCTCTATCCCTTTTGATTCTGCTTTAATATGAACGGTTACACCGACATACATTGTGCATAATCTATGAGACATTGTAATATCTTCACGGTCTTCGTTTTGAACTTCAATCTGAACGAATGGATAAGCTGTCTTTGCCAATTTACTGAAATCAACGGGTATGTCACTCACTTTACCAATTCTTGGTGAAGATACGTTTTCAATCGTTTCAATCAGATTACGAAGTGCTAAGTTCTTTTTGCTCATCGATCCAATCTTCCTGGAATTACATTTTCTACTTCGCCCTCTTCAAAGGAAGCATCCTCATCAAAGTCGTAATAAATCCCAGCCAACATTGTGGCTGAGAATTCATCTGCAAAGCGATCTCGGTAGAACGCCATCATATTGAGGAATGTGTCGTTCTCCGAGAAGTTTGCCAACTTTGGAAGAATGTAATACGCAAGTGAATGATAGACTGTAGCACGAACCCACTGTGAAGCATCAAGCAATTCAGGTTTGAATGTCAATGTATCTCTTCGAGTCATCCACCATTCACCTTTTATCTTGCGTTGAATGTCCAACGTAGATTGTTCCAACTCATTTTCAAAGCTGGATATACCATGATCAAATATGTCAGAAACATATTGAACCAAATCTTCATCACTTGCGTATCCCATTATTATCTCCTAGTATGTTATTAGTCTAGCTGTAGAACTACACCACGAGCAGCGTCAACAACAGCAACGCCAGCGTGTAGGTTTGCAACGATGTCGTTACCAACAGCAGATGCACGGCGCTGAACTTCAACGTCAACGTTCTTGAACATTGCGATACGAGCAGCGTCAGCACCGAATACATAACCATGAACGCCAGTTACATAAGCAGACATGAAGATGTTGATGCCAGCAACATTACCAACCCAACCATTGGTTAGAGCAGCAGTTTGGAAAGCACCACCAGCATATTGTGAAGAACCGATTGCCTTCATTAGAGCAGTTCCAGCGGTTGGTGAAACAACACCAAATAGCTGACCGAATTCGCCAGCAGCGCGGATTGCACCAGCAGCGTCAAATAGTTCGTCAACGCCTAGTGAAACGGTTCCGCCGTTGCCAGTTAGGTCGTCAAGAGCAGCCATAACATCGGTGTCAAATGCTTTTGCAACTGAGTTACCTAGAACACGGCCTAGTTCTAGTGGGTCAATACCACCTAGATCACGTAGAACTGAACGAGCAGCATAGATGTTTGCAGTGATGATGTTGTTTGTGTCGGTGATTGCAGAAGCAGCAACGTCATCAGTTACGCCTTCACTTGCGATCTTGGTTGCAGTTACTTGACCAAGTAGTGGAACCTGAGCAGCGATTGAGCCAGCAGGAACAGCGATTTGTGGAATTAGTGCGCCACCAAGGAATAGTGAGTTCTCTTGTGCGGTGTATAGTGTAGCAGCCTTTGTGTTGACTACCATTGATTCTAGATTGTATGGGCTATTGTATGCCATGATTTAGTCTCCTATAAATGTTATATTTTACCTTGCTGTCTTAGTTTTCTAAACAATTCACGATCAGCAGGTTTATTCATGTCCAAAGATGCAATATCTACCTCTGGTTTTGCGGAAGTTCCAACTCCACCTTGGCTTGCAATGCCTGATGGTCCAGAACGTAGGAAGTGTGGGTTTGCGTCAAGAAATTCGCTTACCAAGTCTTCCAACTTTTTTGGTTCCGCAGTTTTTTCGTCATAAATGACAGTTTTATTCTTGTCAAAAACAACAGGGCGACCTGTTTCATCAAGACCTACATTGCTTCTAAGTAGTTGGACAACCTGTTCTGCATTGATTGCGCCACGCGATGCAGCGGCATTTAGCAAGGTGCCATCTACTTTTAGCGATGTTAGTTCTGAACGAAGTGCATTTACTTCTGACGAATACTTTTCTTTTTGTTGAGTAAGTATTTTGTCAAATTCTTCACGCTTCTTCATCGCCTCTAAGGCCCGTTCTTCTTCGGCAGATTTGAGTGATTTATACTCATTGACATCAATGCCTTCGTATTTACGGCGTTCTTTTTCAAGACGTGCCTGAACGATTTTATCAATGTCTGCCTGCGTAAAAGTGCGGTTTACATCCTGGTTTTCATTTACAGAAGCACCAGTAACTTCGTTTTTATTTTCCCCGATTTCAACGCCTTCGGTCATGGCTAAACTCCTTTTAAAAAGTATTTGGACACGATATTATCGCGTCTCACAAATGTATTTATCATTGAGAAATAATAATTATATCGGTTTATTTCTCGTCTTTATCGTTGTTATTAACAGTTCCGCTATTAACATATAATCCAAACCAAGCAGCACCAGCACCAACTATGACTGATACGAAACCAGCTTGTTCCATAGTTGGTGCTTGAAGTGACATAAACCAATGAGTGACTGATATTACCATATACATATACACACCGAGAAATAATCTTGGAATAACTCTCAGTCTATTAATATGAATGGCCAATCGCCACCAGTTAATCATTTCTTTTTCTTCTTTGCTTTTGCCTTTTTAGCAACTGATAATGCAATTGCTATTGCTTGTTTTTGTGGTTTTCCATGTTTCATTTCAGTTGAAATGTTTTTGGAAATAGTTTTCTTACTGTAACCCATTTTGAGAGGCATCATTATCTCCAATATCAAATGTTTCTGCGTCAAGTTCTGCCATAATATCATCAATGGCATCACCATTCTTAATTACCAACTTGGCAATCTGCTTTTGTAGTTCGCGCTGGTATGTTGAACTCTTAATTGGAAGTTGAAGAGCAGAACTATACAATGCCAAATCAGCAGCTTCGTCACGTAGATCAAAACGCTTATGATATTCAACATTGAACTCTGTTGGCTGTGTGATATTTGCCCATTTCCAGAAAAATTCCCACATCTTATATTCGGCTTGTTCCAAACGAGCAGCTTTGTCACCAAGACGAACATTCAACATTTCAAATTCAGTTGCAAGAGCAACACCTGATTTTGCAGTAAGTCCTTTTGCTGCCATAATGGCACCAAGGTGTGTCATTCTTAGCACAGATTCAACATGAATATTAATCATTTCAACAATTGATGAAATGTTAGTGCCACTTGGTTCCAATAGGTATGGCTTCAGGTTTGGATCAAGATTTGGGTCAAGATCAATAATTGAACCAGCACCAGCAGTTGCACTTGTATCTCTTGTTTTTGCAAGAGTTGGGTGATTGGAAATACGAATGCCTTGTTCTGCTTCGCTCAATAGATTAAAGATTGCTTGTTGTGCTTTGGACACATCTTCAATATCTGACTTTCCGATACCAGCATCATCACTGTCATTGGCGCATAGCAAAATGAATGGGACTTCATTGAGTGGATTGAGTTGCATCTCACTCATTGTGATCACTTCTTTACCGTTATCTTCGGTTACTTTATAAGTTGTGATTATAGTCTTTTCCCAGACTATGTATTGATATGCATCTTCGTCATATTCTTCACAAGTAACAAGACGAACAAGTTCATTGCGTCCGTTTGCTTGCTTTTCATATGCCCAATCAATGACATTTTCTGGCGTAAACAACTTAGCATATGGGCGAATGTCTGCATCAATCTCTTGCTGAAGTGTAATTACGCCTTCCTTGAATCCTTTTGTGACCATAATCCATACGTGTCCGTATACCATTGCAAGGTCATTGGCTGAACGCATAAAGTCGTTTAGGTCTTTTCCTTCAAGGTCCACATCATATTGAAAACGATTGACAAGAATATTGTCAGCTTGATTTCCAAATGTTCTGATTGGAGTGGTGCGAAATAGATATGAACGATACGTATCAATTGTCAACTTGACAAGATTGTCAAGGGCAGTATATTCAAGTCTTTTTTCATACGCTGATGATTTTGAGCCTTCTTCATCAAGATATTTGCGAAGCATGCGAAACTTAGGACTACGGTATTCTTTGCCACCCTGGTAAGATGCATTCAAATACTTCCACAGTCCGATGTTTTCTTTGTAATATGGATGGCGTTTTTCAATGTCCATTGTAATCTCCTTATTGAGCGCCCCAAACAGTGGTAGGCTGAGTGGTTATTTCCTTTGTGACAGGGTATAGGTATTCTACCATATATCCCAATGCGTCCGTAATATGATCAAAACCGTCATCCTTGTTTGGAATGAGAGTATTCTCTTTATATGTGTGACGCTGTAATGCTTTAATTAGATTTTTAGCATTACCAATCTTTAATCTTCTTTCTTTTTTACTATTGCATAGTAAACTATTAACAGCATTTATTCTATCTCTTACGGCTGGATGCTGTCTTTTATATCTTACGATAAATCCTGCATTTTCAAGTATTGAAATATCTGTTTTGCCATTAGCAGATGTCTTTCGTTGAACACCAGCGGGGTCAGGAAATGCAAATACCTTTTGTGTTGGGTATCTATTTCTGACTTCCTGCACAAGTTCTTCTGTATTACTACCATAGATAATAATCTCATCAATAACTTGCAATCCATTATCAACTGGAATAGCAACAACACAAGACATTGGATTGACGTTAAAGTCAATACCAAGATAGATTTGCTTTATTTCGTTTATCTCTACCTTATTTACATTATCATTTGCAAATGAATAATAGACAACTCCAGAATAAGTTTCAAAGCTGGCTTCATATTCTTGACGGAATGTTTTCTCATCAAGGTCACGTTTTGCAGCTTCTATTTCTTCGCGTGGAACATTACCACCATCAAGAGTTGTAAACTGAAATGATGCCCAATCAATATCGCCTCTTATTCCATTATCATAAACATCTTTAAACCAGTTCAATGACTTTGGAGTTGAAATGAAAAGAGCAGAACCTTGACGGTCAGACAATGCAGGACGAATAACTTCTGTCCAAACTTGAAAGTCCATATAAGCAGCTTCATCAAACACAACGAAGTCTAATGATACACCGCGCATACTGTCATAGTTGTCGGCAGAACGTAGTGATATTTTTGTCCCATTCACAAGAATAACTGACAAATCAGTTTCATTAATTGACTTTACCCATCGTCTTATGGTAAGTTGTTCCTTGAGTTCTTCCCACAAGATTTGTTTGGCCATACGATAAGAAGGAGCCACATAGAATATCTTTTTCTTCGGAAAACGAGCAACCTTTGCTATTTCCCAAACGGATAGAAATGTCTTGCCAAAACGACGACCAGCCGAAACAACACGAAATCGTTTCGGACAGTCAAATATCTGTCGTTGAGCAGTTGTTAGTTTCATTTCTCGTCCATATCCCAAGGTAGTATCATATTTGATTCTTCATCATCTCTTGGACTATCCGATTGGTCAAGATATTGCTTGCCAAGCCATATCAGCATCGTCGCATTTCCACTGTCGGCAACTTCCCATTGACGACGACGAAGACTTGCGCGGCCTTGTGCCTTACCAAGTTCAAGTTCTCTCGCACATCTATTGCGAATAGTTTCCTTATCAACTCCGATAATATCCGCTATTTCTCGTAGTGTGCATTGTATTGATGCCAGCTTTGTAACTAACACCATATCAATATCGGCTTTCGGTCTTCCGACCGATTTCTTTTCCTCAGACATGAGTAATCTCCTATTTTACGCCTAGTGGCTAAACCCATTATTTGGTAGTTTGTTCTGTTGTAGTAGGTAGAGGCAAATACATTTTTGCCACCACTGGTAGTATTAATCCTGCAACAAGTAGAATGATGATGGCCCAAAGTCTGGCATCCATCTTATCAACTTTTTTGTCGATACCACTTATCTTTGATTCAAGGGCGTTTTCAACCTTGTCGATTTTAGTATCAAGGTTGGGCAATGTTTTATTTTTCATCTCATCAATGTCCTTCTTCATCTTTTCCATCTCCAACATAAAAACGTAGTCATTGTTGTCCATTGGCCTGCCCACCTTTTTTTCGCGTTTAGTTTCAATCATATCACACCTGTGTGATTTGGCCATTTATATAGATAAATGGATAATCATTCGTGGTGTTATTACGGTAGTCATCAATACTTGTAAATTCTGGTAGTGAAATATTGAGAATGTCAATCGCTTCTTCAATACTATCGCACCATACCCATCCATTGTTTGGATAGACATATTGTTCTTTGGCTTCCTTTACGAGTGAATAGTTTGGTCCATGCACATAGTTTGGAGCATAAAAGAAGGTTTCTCCTTCTGGTTTGTAAAATCCTGCTGACATAGTGTTCTCCTTTTATCCTGTTACGGTCCATCCCTTGGCAGTTGCAATACTTGGATTGTCTCCTGTTGTTCCTGGGTTTCCTGTTACGGTGATTGTTTTACCTGTAACAGTTCCAAGACTTGTGTAAAGAGCATCAAGTTCAGTTGCACCAAGAGAGCATCCTGCGATTGTAAATGTTTGGTTGAAACCACCAAGAATAAGTTTTTTTAGGTTAAAACAATTTGAAAACATATTTGTTGTTGATGCAGTTCCGTTTGTTGTAAATGTAGTAATGTTTATTTCATCTAACAACTGTTGTCCGCTAAACATTGATCCACAATCAGTAACACCAACAAAGTTTGCATTTATGACTAAATCTCGGAGTCTAATGGCGTTTGACCCTGCAAACATACTGTTTACAGAACCAGTCATGTTTACTGCACTGGTAAATGTTATTTTTGATGATCCAACCTGAGAAAACATACTTGAACCAGAAATAAGTGAATTGAAAGACATATTGACATTTGACAAGTCAAGGCTAAAACATTGGTTAAAAATACTTGTTCCAGATGTCAAACTGTTGGCAGTAAGTGTTCCAATCTTTTTGAGTGAGTTACATCCAGAAAACATGCTTGCGGCGGATGGATTTGTTATTGTTATTGCTGGTAATTCTTTCAATGATTTGCAGTCAAAAAAGGCACTGGTAAGGTTTGTGGCGGCACTCATATTTAAATTTGTTGGGACTTCAAGCAATGAATAACAAGCGTTAAATGCAGATGAATAACTTGTGCAATTCGCCATTGTTCCAAATGTAGGAAGATACTCTAATGAATAACAAGTTTGAAATGCTTGGGCTAATGTTGTTGGATTTGCAAGTGTAACGTGTCTTAGATCAACAAGTGAATAACATGCTTGAAACATTCCGCCAGCCGAAATGGTTGTGTATGCAAAGTTAAATGCGGCTATGTCAACCAATTCATAACATGATGAAAACATTGAAGTTGATGTTGTGACTCCACTGACATTAAAATATGGTATTTCTTTTATTGCATAACAATCAGAAAACATTGAGCTTGTATTTTGAACAAGATTCAGTGCATCGTTTCTTAATACAAGTTTTTGTAGATTGAAAAATCCAGAGAATAAACTTGCGGCATTTGTTCTATCGTATGTTACAAGTTCAACTCTTTCACAAATAGTAAAATTGTATGTGGAAAAACCACCCAATAGATATGTCGCTGCATTTCGGCTATGAATTATCATATCAAGAACTGGTTTTGTTCTTGAAGATGAAAGTTTACCAGTTGATATGTTGAAATCAATACGAGAGAATGTAGTTCCTGCTGCTTGCAATGTTACTTTACATATTGCTTGTTTGTATCCATCACTTGTCAAAGTTCCATCAAGGGCAACATTGTTGTAATCATAATTACGGTAAGCAACTGCACCAGATGCATAGTTTGTGACGGTTCCATCACCCCAATCAACGGTGTATGCACCCTGCATTGAGAAGATAAGTTCGTTGTATGTTGTATTATCAACACGGACCAACATAATTATTTGTTCGTCATCGCTTGCATTTACTGTTGGAAGTGTTAGCCATTGAGCATTTCGTGTCCAAGGTGTGTAATCTGGAATAATTGGTATTGCACCACCAGTTGTAATTTCACCAATCTTTGTATCATAATCGGTGAATGGAACATCCGTCATATCAACACCTTTGGCTTCAATCGCAGCCTTGATGTCTTGTTTAGTGCTATTCAGTAATGTTAGGTTGTCTGCTATTGTCATATTACACTCCTAGTATCGCGGTCAATGCTGCGTCAATATCGCCAAGAACTGGGCTGTTTTCCCATACTCCCAGAGTTGAGTTGTAAACCAATACATCGTCATTCGCCACATCTGTAATCAATACATCGTGTAGTTCTCCAACATGTTCTCCCATCTTTGGACGAACAAAGATACTACCTTGGGTTGCATGTTTGCGAGTGACAGCGGCAACGAGAACTGCATGAGTTGGGGCAGTTGGTGGTGTTGCTGTCAATACACCAGGAGTTGTTGAGATGTAAAGCAAATCGCCTTCATTGAAAGCATTTGTATTCAATTGATTTACTTTACCGAATGATGTGACATAACCAAATTGATTAGTGGTAAAATCTTGTGTGGCAACCCCGACTACATATTCATCTCTAAATCCAACAGCATTGATGTCGGCCTTGGCAATCAATAGATGGTTGCCTTGAGCACCCGCAAACATAACAGCCATACCATTTGAGATTGCTTCGGTTGCCTTAGCATACACATGTTGTTCTTGCCCAAGTTGTAGAGTTACACCATTATCCAATGGAACATCAAGAGTTCCTTCTGTTGCGTTCCACACGATTGGACCTTCTTGTCCAGTGATTGTAAGAGCCGCAGTTGTTACACTGTCGGCAATTGCAGTATCAACTCTTGCTTCTGTAAAGTAAAGATTTGTTACACCTTCGGTAATGTCATCGGTAGTTACTGATCCAAGAGAACCAGCAGAACCAGTGTAGCCTACATTACCTTGACTTCCTGTGTATCCAATATCTCCTTTTTCAGAGATAAGTGTCCAAAATGGTCCTTCAACTGGAGTATCGCCTACGTTACCGCCATTAGAATCAATACGATACCAAGTGCTGCCATCATAAGTAGCTAGATCACCAACAGCATAAGCTGCGCCTCCAGAATATGCACCAGTAAAGTTCCATAATGCATCTGTTCCTTGTGAGCCAGTGTATCCTAATAGACCTTGTGAACCCGTATACCCAATCTGGCCCATCGATCCAGAAAAACCGACTGAACCAGTATACCCTTGGCTCCCAGTGAAGCCATTAGTTCCTGCACTTCCTGTATATCCGATGTTTCCAAATGAACCAGTGTAGCCGAGGGAACCAGTATAACCATTTGATCCTGCACTTCCTGTAAATCCTCTTGATCCAGAATATCCAATAGAACCAACACTACCGCTGTATCCTATAGTTCCGATTGAACCAGTGTAACCTTGATTTCCTTGGCTTCCAGCATATCCTCGTTGACCTTCAATGCCTTGGCTTCCAGTGTAACCCATAAGACCCATAGAGCCTGTGTATCCTACACCTTGGCTTCCTGTGTATCCGATTGGGCCAACTGAACCAGTATAACCGATTGGACCAGCATCGCCACTTTGTGACAATGTTACGATGATTTCTTCATCATTGACTACATTTACGATGTAATCATTATTCAATACTGTTACATTAATACTCATTAGCGTGTGACCTCCGGTGTAACTACGGCGGTTCCCTCTAATAGACGAACAACAGTTCCGTTTGATTTGACCCATTCAACATCATAGACATAGTTTTTACCAAATGTCATAGTAGTTGTAGTTTCATCGGTCATTCTTATGACTACCTTGCCGTCAGTTCCATCTGTTTGGAATTGAAATGCAAATGCGCCTTCAACTGTTCCACTCTTGTATGATGAGCGAACTTCGCCACGGAATGTGTCGGATGAAATATCAACTGGAATTGAATCGGCGTCTGTAATTGTGATAAGGCGGCTGAATGTAGCTCCTTGTTCAATTGTTATATCTAATTTACCTGACATTAGTATCTCCTAGAATATCAGTGATATTACTTGAACTATTGCCCATATTGCAATAGCTATATATGATATGGACAATAATCCATTCGCGAGCTTGTAGAACTTCAACCGTTCATTCAATACCGCGTTTTCAAGCAAATCATTATTCATTTTGTTTTTTCCTTTTAGTTATTGTAGTATTTATACTCGTAATGTGATAGATAAATACCAACGTATTTGGGATTTATTTTCCTTTTGACCAGATACGAGAAAGCCCCAGTGAATCACTCCACTGGGGTTTTTTTGTTTTATTTCCTTTTAGTCTTATTTGGCGAAATACTTATTCGTCTTTGGTGATAGAACGAACTTCATAGTTTTCAAACACAATCATTCCTTGATCATAGAACCAGTATTCAACAGTTGAGTATTCGGTTTCAGTTACAGTCTTGCGTTTTGGTTCACCCCAAGTGCTATTCTCAATAGCAACCTTACTCATTCCAAGTTTTGGTTCGCGCTTGTAATCAGGAGTTGAGTTCGTTTCAGTGACTTCATAAACTGCAATGTTGGTGTCAGTTGCAGCTTTATACATTTTGCACATAATTTTTGCATGATCTTCGTTAATTGCCTTACGACCATAATATTCTTCAACGATTGACGTGTTGCAATCTTTTGAGAATGGCTGCATAATAGGAGCAACAGTAACAGAATTACTGTCAAGTGAAGTGACAGTGATGTCTTGACCGAAGGCGATAGTCGGCAGAACAGCAAGGATCAGTGCAAGTTTCATTTTCATTTCCTCTTTCATTACATATACTGTATATAGCATCATAATGATTCTGTCAAGAAGTTTTTTTGCCCTTGACGTGTTTTTTGTGGATTTTGACTTGAATAATTCCGTTGTAGGTATCATCACGTTCCAGCACACAATACTTCATCTGTTCTTTGAGTTCAAGGTATGACAACTCACCAGATGCAGATGCGAAGTGAAGTATTTCTCTACGAAAGAATTGAGGTCCATATGCCAATACATCTGCATTGAGTTCTGAACTTGATCCATAATAATCTTGCCAATCACTCTCAACATAACTGACACGCTTACGTTTCATTCCCTTGAGAGGTGGCAAGGTCTTTTTAAACCTTGCCTGTTTCTTTCCAATATAGAATTTACCCGTAATAACATTTGTGATTTTATAAACAAAGCCAAAGACTTCATTGTCAAGTTCGGTTATTGGTAGATAGTTGTATTCCCACTGCATTTGTTCTCTTTGCAACTATGTAGACGAGATTACCATAATCAACGTCCTTCTTCATAGTTCTACTTATACGCTGAGACTTGTAGCCTTTTCGCTTCCAGATGAACTCGCCTCGTATCTCTCTTATTTCGTCCTTGGATATTTGCAATGTTTCTTCCATCATGCCCACCCATCAAATATTTTAGGTTTTACATCACACTTGATTGACTTTGACCACTTCGGACTATTCTTTTTGTTGAGGCCACTGAGTTCTAATTCACCAAACCAAGTGAAATCCCAGAACCTAAATCCAAACATTGGTAGACTACCTTCTTCAATAAAACCAAAGGCAATTGCGGTATTGAGTGTTGCGGCATCTTCAATGCTTTCATGGAAGAAACCAGCACTGAATTTCTTTTCAAACTTTACTGGGTCTTTTTTGAGATTGGCGTTTGTTTCAAGTATTTGACGATAGAATGGAAATTCTCTGTATTCAACTGGAATATTGCGTAGCCATCTGGCTGGTTCGAAGTGGTTGAGTATTGGAGCAATGAATGTGCGTTGATTTCCACTATCATCAGTGAACAGCAAATTCACCTTGTATCTGCTTGCATTCTCTTTTTCTCCGTTGTCAAACAAGTTGAAATAGATTTTAGAGTAGTCGTCTTCGTTTATCAACTTATTCGTTGTCTTCATTTGATAGGTTCCTATCGCGTCAGTTACGTCTTTCATTTTTCATTTTCCTTTTCTGATTTGCATTTGCTCAGTTTGCTTCTGTCTTCTCTTTCGTTCTCCCCCCAATAGGGGAGTGCGTAGCACTCGTGTTTGCGTTTTCGTGTTTGAGTTATTTCGTTTTTCATTTTCTCCGTTTTATTACATGTTCTCTTGTTCTACTGTTCTAATGTTATAATGTTCTATAGATGGGTGATTTTTGAGTAGAGCAAGTAAGGAGAATCACTCCTTCTCCTTACTATTATTTATCATAATAGCACAAAAAGGCTTCATAATCAAGAAAAAAATAAGAAAAACCCCGTAGTAACTGACATACTACGGGGCTTGAAGGTAAAATGAAAAACGAAACAGATAATCTCAGTTCATATTTTATTTATACTACATTTGCACACATATGTCAATTACTTTTTTGACTTATATGTGCCTTTTGTTATTTTTGGCATCATGAGGTCAGATATTTTGTATTTGTTTTTGAAGTCTCGTCTCTTGCCATAATATGGAGGAATTGAATCCCACTCTGCTTTAAGTGCATTGGCTTCATCCTGAGTAAAGCGATAATCAGAACCACCTTTTCTCCAAAACTCACTGCCCTTTGTTGCGATTTCATAGTGATCTGGATTGACACAATTTACATTATCACATTGATTGACCACACGCTGATTGTGTTTGAGTTCAGTGCCAATCTTATCTTCTTTGAACAGACGAGCCGCAATATGCATTTGTCCCTCGTATCGGCACATAGGATATCCCTGAGAATGATGTCCCCCATTCCATTCCCAGCAACCAGTAGTCAAATCTTCAATGACGTATGCTTCAATCAATTGATCAACGCATGTTACAACTTTTAGTCTGCCCATATTATTTTCCTTTTATTATTTTTAACATTACCAGATATGTAAATGTATCACAAAACTCATCGCTCGTATAGTTATATTTATCGCAGAATGAAATGGCATCTAAAAAGACGCCATCCAAGTTTTCTTTTAATTCATAACCATTTTGTTTTACGACTGATACGGCATTCAATATGTTTGATACGTAAGGACCATGCATTAGTAATAATCTGGCATATTCACTATCATAATCATACATCACTTATTTCCTTTGTAACATGAATTGATACGATTGGTGTATTCTTTGAAGTTGTAATGATTAGGTTTTCAAAGTGAGTTCCATACTTTTGTAGAAACTTGATGACTTCAACCACACATTCCTGTTGGTCTTTCATTACATCAAATTGATAGTTTATTCTTTTTGACTTGTAAGTAAAGTCATACTCACTTGTAATATCAACTTGCATATCAAATGGATTCTTACTGTCAAGTAATGTGTAAAATCTCATAAAGTCTTTTTCATACACAAATAGTAGTCTGGCTAGTTCGCTTTCATATTCCATATTATTCTCCAATGCTGAATAGATCGTTTCCAAAGATATTATTATCACTTGGACGTTGAGGTTTGTCAATAGTGCCATATAGTTTAAAGTTCTTTGTTTCTTCGGCTGTCAGTGCTTCGGCCAATACTGGAATACTATCTCCGTCAATCAAATTGTTGTCAAGTATCTTGATTCCAGTGTAAACTCCCCATACTTTATTTAGCACATTGCTCCAATTGGCCATATTTTTGAAGCCAACACCAATATATGTGTGGTGCTGTTTTCCTGTCTCTACTTCCTTAAAAATGACTATTTTATAGTCAGGATTTACGGCTATTTTGGACTTTTTCCAGTCAGAAACGCTTATTAGAACGAAATATTTGTTTTTCATTTTACACTCCTTTATTTTTGTTCTCTATTATTTAGCATATAGGTCAAAAAAATGGCTAAAATGCAAAAAAACCGAGGGTTTTTTACTTCCCTCGGTTTCTCATAATATATTGGAGCATAATGGATATTTTCGGTCTATCCAATATTATTTATCAAAGATTTATAACATTCATAAAGAATATCATCTTCATTCTTGTCAAAAACACAACATAATTGCTTTATTGTGATTCCTTTTTTCAAAACTTCATAAAGATTTACATTTTCATTCTGAAGTTCTGGGTATTCAAGTATTATTATGTCTTTTGATTTTATTTTATGCGTTGTCTTTTGAAACACTGCATGAGCATAATGGGGATACTGTGTTGCTTTTTCAAAATCATCTTTTGTTCGCAACACAATTACTTTCAGTTTTTGAGGTGAAAAGTTGTATCCGCCATTTACGCCATCCTTAAACATTTGTTTTGCAATCTTTTTATTCACTATCATTGCACCATAATATGATGGATATGGATGATATGGATGTGTGTCATAGATTGAATATCCACTTTTTCCACAGGTGAATATTGGATTTGATTTATACTTGATCTCTTTATAGTCAATATAGTCCCAAGTGGACATAATTACCTCATGTTGTTGATATTGCGGCCCCGAAAGATATTCGTCTCCAATTTGTTCCATCAAAGACTGCTAGGCAAGGACTGCCAGCATCGCCATCTGAACAATATGCAGTGCTACCTTCGCCTTGGAAACCAAGTGCATTTAGAGTAGCGGTGTCAATTTGCCCCAAACGAACAATCCAATTCAATGTCAGAAAGTTATTGATTGTAGTTGACCAACCGTCAAATGAAATGTTTGTATTGGTAGTTGCAGTTGTTGCATTATAAAGTTGAATTGAACCAGATGCATCTCCGTCATAAGTTCCAGTATAATTTAATGACATAAAACTTACATCGTTGGCTGCTGGATAAACAGGTGTGTTTACCAACTTTATTTGATTTAGATTGTAATCGTCAATAACAGTTACTACACGATCATCTGTGTAATAAAGATTGAGTGTGCCTTCTGTAACATCGTCAGTTGTAAATGCACCAAGACTTGAAATATATCCTTCGTCATTAATAAACTTTGAAATGTTGATAGTATCGCTTAGTTTTTCTTCTGTAACCGCACCATCAATAATATCAGCGGTTGTTGTTGGCAAAATAATTGTAGCCATTTTTGTCTCCTTTGTTGAAGGGAGCCTCTCCTCTCCCTCCAATATTTATGGTTTGGAAATTAGTGGTCTGTGTCGTCCTTATTGTTGATAATAATACTTTGGTTATTATCCCAATACACCAGTGGATCATATTCTTTCAGTGTCAATTCCATAGTATGGTCACTTGTAAGAATTTGACCAGTGATACGATACAACTTTTCAGTTTGACCCAACGTATCATTACTGAATTTTACAACATCACCAACCGTTGTTTCCATAAGTTGAGTTGTAGTAATAACATTCAACTGACCACTTTGACGGCTTTGGTTTATTTCTTCTGTTGCTATTCGTTCAACCATTGTGCCACTTGTTGTATGACGGAAATCAATGTCGGCCTTCAACTTAACACCATCAGTAGTTCGTAGTGTTGAAGATTTTACAATAACAAAGTTCTCTTTGTAGTTGTAATCCGCATCATTCTCATCTGGAAACTTGGCTCTTATTTCATTCAATAAGGAACGCTTGTTGGCTTGTAGATATGTAATATTGCCAATAATCATATCATCATTGATGTGATACAGATTTGATGTTGGCAATGGTCTATCTGGCAATAGTTGATATTTTTCACTTGTAGCAATACTTGAACGACAAGCCAATAGAAGTTCTTGTAGATTGTCAAACATCTTTTGTTCTGTATCAATATATGCGTTTACAACATATCGCTTTTCGGTTGTGCTATCACTATTTGTTACAGTTTCTTCGTAATAGTTGTATGCATCTTCAAGTTTATTCAAATCAATCAGACTTGTAGAAATACCTTTTCCATAAAATGTGCTTGTCATGTAGTCAGTAATAACTAATGCTGGATTTCTACTGTATCCCATTGCCCCTGTTATTGGATTGAATACTCTTCTTCCACGAATTGTTACTGTTACTTCTGGCAAGCCTGAATCATATGCATCTTCGTCATAAGTCATTTTTAGATACAGATATGCCAAATTTCTTCCGACATGGGCAGAAGTCCAACCAACATTTTCAGCAACTAATGATGCACATGCAGTTGTCTGACTTCCTTTGTATGCTTCAACAGCCAACTTTCCTCCATATCCATTATGGTAGGTCCAAGTTGTTCCGCCATCTGCACTTGATGCTGCAAGTTCATCATTGAACCATACCTTATCAATACCTTCAACTGGTCCTTCACATAACGTGAATATCATATGGAGTTTGCTGTTCTTACTTCCATTTGATGCCATAAATGTTCTATGACCACCAAGTCTTCTTTCACCGTAAACTATTGGTATTGCTGCTGAACTACCTTCTTTATTGAGTAGTGTTCCAGTTATTGGTTCTGGCATCAATGCCTTTTGAGCAAGATACAAAGCACCAACAACAACCACAGCACCAACGATAACTGCTACTGTTCCTGCAAATCCAAGGAACCCTCCTACTGCTGCGAATACTGCGACCGCCTGTGGCATTTATGTTCTCCTAAATGTTGTGAAATGAGTATTCAAATCATACACATTTGCAAGTTTTATTTTATTTGTTTCTTCATCGCCTACAAGGACAACTTGACTGTAAATGACTGGAAAATAAACATCAAATCCATTTATGTCTTTTACTTTTACGATGTCGCCTTCACCTACATGGTTAGTCTGAACTTCTTTGTATCCACAATCTGCCATACATTCTTCCACACTCTTTGGCATATTTCGGTCAATACGTAAGGCACCAATGGCGTTATCGTATGTTCCTCTGAGTGCTTTTATTTCTTTTGGCATATCCCATTGAGCATAAAGTTGTAGAAATTCAGCAAGTATCCATCGGCAATCCCGAACTCCCCATTCAAAAGGTTTGTTTACCATTCCGTCAGCCCACATAGATATTACTTTCCTCATGCTCTGCCCCATTTTAGGTCTTTAATATTATCCATAGCGAACTGAAAGAACCTATCACCAGGAAATAATACTTGTTGCTCACTATCGTTAGTATGGCGACCATTTGTTGCGTCAAAGTCAATCCAGTGAGATGATGCAGACACTTTGAGTGTTGCGGTTCTTGAACTGAAATCTTCGGCAATCGCTGGCGCATCCATTCTGCCATCAAATACAAGGAATGGATTTCCAATGACTCGACTATTATCATCCAATATTGCACGATAAACAACGATACGTCTATCAATGTAATTATAATCAAGGAATAACTTGACAAACTTACTTTCAACTGCTGATACAGTAATATCAACCTTTTCAATAGTAAGTCTGTCTTCTTCTGTAATATCAGACATAGACATCATACCTCCTGTTGAGAGGTATGTGTGTCCATTTGCAGTTATGTTGTATGCCGCATCAGTCAGATATGTAGTTT